ATGGAGTATCGGCGCTCAGGGAAGATGAGCACTCGCTCTGATTTAAGCCCATTGCTGTGCTGAACATGGATGAGGAGTCGGACTTGTGGTTTGAATTGCATGCATCGGCCCCGAAAGCTCTCTCGAGTTTATTTCGGTTGATGAGAACCAGCAGCTCATGGATGCCCATGCAAAGAACGTAGCAAGATCAATTCTGAGTTGCTGTTCCGGATTGCTCACCTGAGAACGCCATGCCCGAACACCGGGAATGCCCAAGATCCAGTCAGCAGCGAGATAAGCGCAATCAGGCAAATGATCGCGAAGATCACGCGCACAACCCAGACCATCGGTGCTGGAACGGGAATCATGGTGATAATCCACCAGACGATGCCCAGGATCAGGCACAAGATCAGTAGGGAGATCAACAGAGATAGCATTTCAGAGTACCTCTGTGCTACTTTGATGCGCGTTTAGGCCTTCCAGCGGGATTTCTGACTAATCCCTTGGCGCCTGGACGCTTATTTCGTGCAATCTCGGCATTCAGGGCTTTGCGCAGTTGGGCAGAGTCGAGGGGCTTATCGCAGTGGGGGCAGTTCATTGGTTATTCGCCAGCATTGTCATATGTTCGGTCCACTTGGACATTGTGCGCTCCTCAATACCGGCAACCCTGAGCAGATAGCCGTTTTCAATTGCATGCCTCTTTGCCTCGCCTAGCGTGGCGAACCAAGGTGCGGCTTCATCAGAGATTTCAGGGTTGAAGTTGCAGGAGTAATAGCGCTTGCCCCACGCCTTCTTGACCGCATATTCATATCGTTCGCCCGTCGCCTTGCTCGTTGCTATTCCGTTGTGAATCTTGCCTGTCATCTCGTCTCCCCTCACTTGCAAATACAGGTTAACTTAACCGGCTAATTCATGCAACAGAATAATGCGCACAAAAGATGCAATGTTCCACGTGGAACGAACAAATAAGTCTTGACACCATCTACAAACGCTTTATATTTGCTCTTGCAACCCCCTTTAGCTGTCCTGCCTCGCCTGACACAGGTTCAAAGGTCGGGCTACCTGTGACAACCCAGCCCTTAGAGTCTCTGGAGGAGTCTTGGCATCTGCTCGTGTGCTCAACCTGACAACCAAGTGCTATCTGAAAGTCCGTCAAGCTGAAGGACGCATAGAAAACTGCGTTTCTGAATGGGTTGTGCAAGGAAAAAGCATTCGAGACTTAACGCTTGCACAAATAGTGCAACGCAGATCAATTCAAGCTAGACTCCAGGAACCAATCCCCTTTGCTGAGCTCCCCGGCCTCATCTTCAAGCCTGCTCCAAACGCACAAGCCTCAACACGTCAATCCTTTGCCCTGCTGAAACAGGCAAACCAGTTCTGCCAAGCACATGCCTAATGCTGAGAACAGCGGAAAAAACAGCGAACGACGGAAACGCGGCGAAAACCTCGCTCCATTTCGCTTCCAGCCCGGACAATCCGGCAACCCAGGCGGCAGGCCAAAGAAGAAACCGCTGACTGAACTTTACGCGGAAATGCTTGATGATCCTGAACTTGTGACTGTTATTCGCAGCGCAGTAAAGCGGGCAGTCAGCAAGGGCCAGATGGCAATGGTTCTCCAGCTTAAAGAGATGGCAGAGCGCGTAGAGGGCAAGGTCACTCAGCCGATCGATGCCGAGATCACCATGAGTTCACTGGCAGAGCGGATGCAGAGGGCCGAAGAGCGAATTAAGGAATAGCGCTACATCTGTCACGCCTGTTACGCTTGTGACATGGCAGCAGACTTAAACCTTCGCAACCTTGATCCCAAGCTAATCGCCAAGCTGAAATCGGACGCAGCGCTAGCCGGAAAGACATTGCGGGAATGGTGCGTCGGGCTGCTGGGAGGAAACAATGGAACTGATCGACCTTCTCAAGCAGACGCGCCAGGAGCGAGTAGCCGAAGTGGGAAACCTCCCAACCTGCCCTCAGTGCGGAACGCCAAGGGTGCAAAGAAGCGATTACATCCGGTGCAACCCGTGCGGTCTGAATTGGCTGGACGGGGAGAACTGGGACGCAAACCCGAAGGTGGAGCGGTATCAGAAGATGCTGGCAACCATGAGGGCCACCGTATCGCCAATCAAGGCCGCTACTGCCTAACGTGTCAATGCCAGTTGCCGAACTCGACGCAGAGCAAGAGCTAGTAGACAAGTTCTGCGGGTTCCGATTCGATCCTCTGGCCTGCGTCAAGTATGCCTACGACTGGGGCGAGGGCGAGCTGAAAGACTGGAAGGGCCCCAAAGAGTGGCAGCGGGAAAAACTCGAAAGCCTCAGAGATCATCTCCAGAACCCTGCTACCCGATTCACCCCGTATCTCGAAGCCGTTGCATCGGGTCACGGAATCGGCAAATCGGCAGAAGTAGCCTTCATCGTTCACTGGGCTCTGAGTTGCTGGCAGGATGCCCGAATCGTCATCACAGCCAATACTGGAGATCAGCTAGGCCAGAAGACGGTTCCCGAGGCAAAGAAGTGGTTCAGGCGTGCAATCAACTCGCACTGGTTTGACTGCCGCTCCGAGTTCATCAAGGTTCGGGACGATAAGCACAAGGATACCTGGCGAGCCGATTTTGTAACGTGGTCGATTGAGCGCACAGAGGCCTTCGCCGGCCTGCACAACGAAGGCCGCATTATTGTCTTGATCTTCGACGAGTCCAGCGCCATACCGGACAAGATCTGGGAAGTTGCTGAAGGTGCGCTGACAGACGAAAACACCGTCATTATCTGGCTTGCCTATGGAAACCCCACCAAAAACACCGGAAGGTTCCGCGAGTGCTTTGGCAAGTTCGCCCATCGTTGGAAGACGCGCCAGATTGACTCTCGTACCGTCGAAGGCACCAACAAAGAGCAGATCGACAAGTGGATTGCTGACTACGGGGAAGACAGCGACTTTTGCCGCGTGCGTATTCGCGGAGAGTTCCCCAGGGCAGGCTCAAGCCAGTTCATTCCGTCTGACATTGTTGCGGCTGCTCGCAAAGCCTCAATCGCTGTTACGCCGGTTCTGCCGAAGATTGGCGCTTGCGATGTGGCTAGGTTCGGCGACGATGAATCGATTATTGGCGATCGGCAGGGACGCAAGGCAAGGCTCTGGAACAAGTTCCGAGGACTCGATACCGTTCAGCTAGCCGACAGGTGCATTGAGTACGTTGACCAGGAAAAGCCAGATGCGTTCGTGGTGGATGGAGACGGGATCGGGGCAGGAGTCTTCGATTACATCAAGCATCGCGGCTATGACCGCAAGACGCTCCTCGTAGAGTTTCACGGCGGCCACACTCCGCAAGATCCGCAGAAGTATTTCAACAAGCGGGCTGAGGTGTGGGGCATGATGCGCGACTGGCTAGCCGATGCGCAGATTCCCGACGATCCTGAGCTTGATACGCAGCTTACCTCTGTCGAGTACGGTTTCTCGCCTAAAGGCGCGATTCAGCTAGAGAAGAAGGAAGACATGAAGAAGCGCGGCCTGTCTTCGCCTGATCGTGCCGACATGCTCGCAATGACGTTTGGGGTAAAGGTGGCACCGCCCAAGCCCAAGCCGCAAGCAAGACCCCGACTATCAACCTGGAGTTGACATGAGCATCGAACTCTTCCACATCGATGAGTCCGACCGTTCGGAAGTCAGGTATTTGAAGCACCTGATCAACGAAGCACGCCAAACCAATCACTTCCTCAAGGAGATACAGAACCTTATGAGCACAGTTCCCTCCGGCCTCGCTGCATTGCAGAAGGCACAAGCAGACGTACTGGCAGCCATTCAAGCAGGCGTAGCCAAGATTGCCGACCTCTCCAGCCAGCTTTCCGCGCTGAACTCGGAAGATCCAGCGGTTCAGGCGATTGCTGCCGACCTCGAAAACTCCGCAACCGCTCTCAACAACGCAGTCAACCCGCCAGCACCAGAACCAACGGTCTAACGCCATGCCAAAGTTTCTGGAAAAGAAACTCAAAGCCGAGTACGGGAATAAAAGCAAGATCCCGTACAAGGTGATGAACGCCATCGGCGCCATGCACGGCAACAAAGAGACGGCCAAGGGCAAGGCGATGGAAAAGAAGCACAACGCCAAGCTGACTTCTGCGGCTGCCGCCACGATCCGCTCTAAGGCCAAGAAGCAGATGGGCTATGACGGAGCAGCGGGAGCGGCGTATTGAACATCGTCGAAGAGATTCACGCAGAGAACGCCATGCGCTTTCAGATTGCGAAGATATTTGGCGGCGTATGGATGCATCCGGGGCATAAGACTTGGTTCGCAAAAGAGCCTGAAGTGGCAGAGCAGGCCTTTCAGCGCATCTACGAGCGGGAGCGCAAATCGAGCCGCGAAGTTCTCCGCGTCCTGATCGACGTGAAGAGGCAACTGGCGGCATGACGCAAGACGAGATACGCGCCCTCGAAAACAGCTGCATCGCCCGCAGTCTTGCAGACCCGCTGTTTGACGATGCCGACATTCTCGGCTTTCTGGCTTCGCTGATCGATGGGCATGATTATCTCCGATCGAAGCTCATGCAGGAGCCGGACAAACGCAAGCGCAGGGGCAAGCTTGAAGCCATGCGCCCCTATCTGAAGTTCCGGGCGCTGTCCTGCGATGCTTACGAGCTTGCCGAAGCTGCCAAATCATGCGGAGTGCAGCCGATCTATCAGGAGCAGGAAGACATCGCGCAGAAGCGTATCTTGATGCCGTTCAGCCATATGCATGAGATTTAATCCCATAGCAATCGCGCTCGAAGCGCTCTGGAGGAGATTCTTCAATGTCCGATGACAACTGGGGTGCGGCTGAACCTATCCGCCAGTCAATCCACGATCTGATGGCGAAGATCACGAACCACTTTTCCTCGCAGCCTGCCCCGACAGCGCATGACCAGGCAGTGCAGGAGATGAGCAAGCAGGCGACGGACAAGAGCGTTCAGGACGCCAATGCTTCGTTTGCAGCTGCCGCTGCCAAGATGAAGAGCGAGGGGCACACCTACGACTCCAATCGCCCCAAGGTGCAAGTGCGGAGCCGCTACAGCAAGTAAATGACAGACGAAACCAAGGGCGGCAATAAAAACGAAGACCTCCTGAAAGAAATCAGGGAGGACTTTGCTTATTTCCGGGACTACTGGCGCGAGAACTACGAAGAGTCGAAGACTGACCTCCGCTTCGTCTCGGGCGATCCGTGGGAGCAGGATGAGCGCAGAGAGCGCGAGGACAATCACCGCCCCGTAGTCTGCCCCGATGAACTAGACCAGTACCTCAATCAAGCCATCAACAATCTCAGGCAGAACCAGCTTGCCATCAAGGTAGAGCCAGCCGGGGAGCAGGCCAAGGACGAGGACGCAGAACGCCGGTCTGACATCATTCGCGGCATTGAGTACCAATCGAACGCGCAGACGGCTTACTCGAATGCGTACAGCTCGGCCATCAACTGCGGGTTTGGGTTCTTTCGCATCACCACCAAGCAGGTAAGCAAGGACGGCGAAGTAACGCCCGTCATCAAGATCATTCCCAACCCGCTATCGGTCTATCTCGACCCGAACGCGAAGGAGTTGGACTGGTCCGATCAGAAGCGCTGCTTTGTGCTCGATCTGATGAGAAAGTCAGACTTTGAGCGCAACTATCCGAATGCTCAGTCGAAGAGCTTCACCGCCCAGGACTTTGCACAGGCCGATGCCTCCGCGTGGTTCGATGGCAAGGCGGTAGTGGTCGCGGAATACTGGCGCGTCGATGGCTATGACCCGGAGACAGGCGAAGGCGGCAAGGTTGTTCAGTACATTACCAACGGCGTCGAGATCCTCGATAGGCGCGAGTGGCCCGGTAAGTGGATTCCGATTATTCCCGTTCTAGGCAAAGAGCTGTACGTGCCCAAGGGTGGGGATGTGAAGCGGATGTTCTACTCGATGATCCGCAAGGCACGCGGGGCGCAGATGATGATGGCGTACATCGCGTCCACCGAGGCTGAAGTGTACGGCATGATCCCTAAGGTGCCGTTTGTGGGCTACGTGGGGCAGTTCGAGACGGACGGAGACGCCTGGGAGACGATCAACAAGGTTCCGCGCTCCTATGTGCAGGTTGACCCGGTCACCGATGCCACCGGCCAAACAGTTCTGCCCATTCCAGCGCGTCCGCAGTTCACTGCCGATATTCAAACCTATGAGATTGGCAAGGAAAGCTGGAGGCGGTCCATTCAGGCGTCAATGGGTATCATGCCCCTGCCTACCGCAGCTCAGAGACAGAACGAAAAGTCTGGTGTGGCACTCGACAAGATCCAGACGCAGCAATCGGTCGGCGCTTACCACTTCACTGCGAACTTCCAGCTGAGTTTGCAGTATGCCGGCAGACAGCTAAACGACCTCATCACCAAGGTCATGGACACGCCCCGGCAGATCGGCGTTAGAGGGCAGGATGAGACTCACAGTCTCTTACATGTGGTGCCGACAGGCCAGCCAGCACCTCAGGGCATTCAGCCCGATCAAATCTTCAACCCGCAGCAGGGCAAGTTTGATGTGACTATTGCCACAGGTCCAAGCTTCCAATCGCAGCGCGAAGAGGAAAGCCAGTTTGTAGACCTGCTGATTCAGAATCTTCAGAACATACCGCCTCCGGGCTCGCCTCAGGCCAAAATCATGGCTTTGGGAATCCGGCTCAAGAACATGGGCCCGATCTCCGATGAGATTGCTGATTTTCTCGATCCGCAGGAACAGCAGCAGATTCCGCCACAGGTGCAGGCTCAGGTTGCCCAGATGCAGCAGGCAACGCAGGAACTTGCTCAGGAGAATCAGCAACTCAAATTAGAGAAGCAGGCCAAGGTAGTCGAGATTCAGGGCAAGCTGGAGCAGATCAAGCTTCAGCACGCCTCGGATATGGCGCTCGAAGACAAGAAGCTTGAAACGCAGTTGACGGTTGCCGAGATCAACACGAAGGCCCAGAACATGCAGGAGCGCATGGCCTTTGTGGAGGACATGGTGAAGCAGCTGCACGGTCAGGCGCATGACCTCGGGCTCCAGAAGGACGACCAGGCGCACGCTCAGCAACTCGCCGAGCAACAGCACCAGCAGGCTTTAGAGCAGGGCGATCAGCAGGCCGCCAACCAGAGCATGCAGAGCGCACAGGACGCGGCACAGCAGCAATCAGCATCGGAGCAGGCTGGAGAAGGCGAATGATTAGGACGAGTGGTGGAGTCGAACTCTACACCCGCGATGAAGCCATTGCAATAGGGGAGGAAGACCCCGGCGAGGGTAATGAACTCATTGCTTGGCGCGACAAGGACGGAGACATTATCAGCACATCTTCGTGTCTCGCGGGGACGATGAAAGAGGGCGGCATTTCTTATTCCACTCAGCCGGAACAGGCGCAACAAAGTGGGGCAGAGCAGTCTCCTGCCCCTGCCTGCAAATAAGTAAGGCGTTCGGGAACGACCTCGGATGGCACACCGGGGCAGACGCGGGAAATCATGCCCGCCGCAGTAGTCAACGCGGTTCCTAAGCTCCCTGGGGGAGGGATGCAGACGGCACCGAACGCCTGAGTGCCACAAGTTTCGCCTGCTCGGCGGTAAGAGCACAAGGAAACCCAAAACACATGCCAGAAGAGACGGTTGTAGCCGCCACGTCAGCGGAGCAGGAAGCCCCTGCGACAACAGCACCCGAGTTCGACCATTCACGCGGAGCGCTGGTTGACCTATCGCCAGAGCAGCGCAGTGAGTACAAGAAAACCGGGGTTCTTCCCAAAGCACCGGAGCCCAAGAAAACCGAGGAAGTAGCTCCTCCTCAACCCGAGCCGAAAGGCGAAAGCGCGGCTGAAGCGGAACCAGCCAAAGGCAAGCAGGAGCATACCGAAAAGCAACCCAAGAAGCCCACAGCCGAAGAGCGAATTGCTCAGTTAGAAGCAACGATTGAGAAGATTCGCAAGGGCGCAGGAATCGAGCGCAAGGCGGAACCCGCACCCGCCCCTGTCGAGCCCAAGGCTGAGAACGCACAGCAGCAGCCTAAGCCGCCCCAGAACTACAAGGAGTGGTTCAAGCAGTTCGACGCGGAGACATGGGAGAATGATTATGTTGAGAAAAATCCAACTCACACGTTTTCGCAGATGAACGCTGCGCTCGCCGATTACCTCGGCGATGTGCGCGAAGAGTTCGCAAGGCATGCAGAGGCGCAACGCGCTTCTCTAGCCAAGACGAGCGAAAAGCTTCAGGATGCCGAAAAGCGGTATGGAGCAAAGTTCGACGATGTAGTGGTTCCCACTCTCAAGGCAATCAACGAAAAGATCGTCCCACCGATCCGTCAATTGCTCGAAGAGTGCGAAGTGCTGCCGGATCTCCTTTTCACCATCGGAGATGAGCAGGGCGGAATTGACAAGTTCCTTGCCATGCCTCCCGGCAAGCAGGCGCGGTACATTGCGCTCACCGAAGCCCTCATCCAGGAACAGCTCTCAGGCAAAGCTGAAGAGGTCAAGCCTGAACCCCCTGCCAAACCCCAAACCAGCGCACCGAAACCACCTGCTGAAGTCGGAGGCCGCGCAAGCACCCCTGATGATCCGCTGGTATCGGCTGCCAAGGCGGGTGACTACCGCAGATTCTCTGCTGAGTCCACGCGCCAAGCTTTAGCCCGCTTGAAGGGCTGAAAGGGTTTTCATGGCTGGCAACAGTTTTCTAGATACCAACTGGGTTTCCATGCGGGTTCTCTGGATTCTCCAAAACGCGACGGAGATTGCCAAAGAGTTCAACACCGAATGGGAATCTGACTTCGGGAAGAGCTTCCCTGTCGGATCGTCCGTGCAGGTGAAACTTCCCCAGCGGTGGCTCATCACCAACGGTCTGGGCTATCAGCCTCAGGCAATCGCACGTCTCGCCACCACCATCAACCTCGATCAGGTGTTCGGCATCCACTTTGAGTGGGATTCCTACGAAAAGCTCGTCAAGATGGAGCGTTCGCAGGAAGAGCTTGAGCAGCAGTATCTCAAGCCTGCCGCCATTCAGCTTGCTCAGGAGATCGATTCCCGCGCAGCGCTGTTCGGCTACCAGAACGCCTCAAACGTGGTTGGAACGCTCGGCACCGACGCGACGACCATCACCCCATTCCTCCAGGCAGAGCGGCGTCTTTATGAGAAGGCTGTTCCGCGCGGCATGGACAAGATGCTGGCGCTCTCGCCTTCGCTCATGCAGAGCTATGTGGGCGCCAACGTCACTCAGTTCAACCCTGCTTCCGAGATTTCCCGCATGTATCGCACGGGTATCCTCGGCACAGCGGCTGGCTGGGAGTGGGGCCGTTCGAATTCCCTCTATTCGCACACAGCCGGAACTGCTGCCACTGGCGGCGTAACGGTGACAGGCGCGAACCAGTCGGGAAACCAGCTTACGGTGACCGGCACGGCGTCTCAGACCATCAAGCAGGGCGACAAGTTCTCCATCCTGAACGTGAACGGCGTCAACCCGGTTACGCGCAGGGCGGGGAGCATGGGAGTGCAGAACTTCACTGCTCTCGCAGACCTCGTGCTGACTGGTGGTTCGGACACCTTGAACATCGCCCCGGCGATTTATGGCCCCGGTTCGCAGTATCAGAACGTGGACGCTCTGCCAGCAGACGGCGCGGCCTTCACCTTCTGGCCCGGAACCACATCGCCCAGCGGCAAGTCTGGCATCGTCTCACTCGGCCTTACCAAGTACGCATTCGCCATCTCGGGCGGCAAGCTCGAAGTGCCGAAGGCTGTTGAGCGGGCAGAGCAGACGGAAGATCCCGACACCGGCATGGCAATCCGCTTTGTGCGTGCATGGGATCAGCGTGAATCGAAGATGACCAACCGCTTCGATATGTGCATCGGCTTCGGAAATCTCTACCAGGACAATGGCGTTGTTGCCATTGCAGGAGCGTAAATCATGGCTGGATTGAATCAGACAGCAACTCCCTCTCCGGTCGTTGATTTCGCCCCCACAAAGAACTATCCGAGCTTTTCGGGGCTGATCAACGAAGTCGTCACCATAGGTGCCTATACCGGCACCGCCACCACTCTCACCTACGCCGATGTGCTTGGGGGCTTTATCACCTCCAACAACGCATCGGCCCAAACCCTGACCCTTCCGACTGCGGCTCTTCTGGTTCCGCAGATCGAAGGCGCTCAGGTTGGCTCCTCGATTCGCTTCTTTGTCAAGGAGCTTGGCGCGGGCACTGCAACTGTTGCTGCTGGAACGGGCGGAACGGTTGTGGGAACTGCGACCATCGCCACCCTCAACATCAAGGAATTTCTGTTGCGCGTGACTGCTGTAGGTGACACACCGACCTACAGCGTTTACAGCCTCGGAACCTCGGTGTACTAACTCTAGGCAGCGGGGCGGTAGACGCTTGCCGCCCCACCTTTTTGAAAGGATCACATGCCATTCGCCATCGATCAGGAAGCCATTGAAAGCCCGAACATGAAGGTCATGGACATCAACAAGCCGCCCATGAAGTCCATCCCGCACGAGAAGTTCCCCAAAGCCGTCTATCTGCACCCCGTCGATAAAACGAAGGAGCACAAGGCGAAGATCGTCAAGAACGATGATGAATTGAAGGTTGCCATGAAGCAGGGATACAAGCTAAATCCTCACATCCCCGTGGCGCCAGCAGAGCCTGAGCTTGAATCCGGCGAGTACGAGACAGGGAAGTAATGGCGGCAAACTCCATCACGGTCAAGGCCCTCGACATCGTTACCGAGGCCATGCAGGAGATTGGGCAGGTTGCTGCGGGGGAGTCTTTGCCTGCGGACCAGCAGACAGACCTTCTGCGCAAGCTGCAACGGGTCATTGACTACTTCAACGCCCGCACGCCGCTGATCTACAACGTGAACTTCACCCGGTTCACGCTGCCCATCAACAAGCTGCCCGTGACTATCGGACCGGGAGCGGACTTCGACGTAAACCAGCGCCCTCGGGACATCGACAGCATTTCACTCATCTTGATCAACTCAACCAGCGGGGGAGAAGTTGAGATCCCGCTGAACAAGAGAGATCAGGACTGGTGGGCACAGCAGAGCATCAAGAACCTGCCTTCAACGCTGCCGACAGACTTTTACTACTCCCCGGACTGGCCGAATGGCGGAATCTACTTCTGGCCCGTGCCGCAAGCCGTGAATGACGTGCGCTTGCAGATGCCGGTAATTCTGACCGAATACACGTCTTTCGCAACCAACTTCACCCTGCCTCCGGGCTACTGGGATGCGATCGTTTACACGCTGGCCAAGTCCATCTGCCCGATGTTTCAGGCGACGTGGACTCCAGAACTTCAGATGTTGTGGCTTGCTGCAATCAAAGGCATCCAGGTGAACAACTACCAATCGCCTCGGCTTGCCTCGGACTCTCCGAGCCAGTCAACCGCATCGCGCTGCCGACCTGACTTCAACTTCCTGACCGGACTGCCGCAATGAGCGTTCCCTGCAAGGTCTACTACCTGCGTCCTAACGGCACAGTGAAGGAACTGACTGCCAACACGCAGACAGAGCTAGAAAACCTGATTCGCATTGGCTGGAGCACGGAGAAGCCCAAAGGTGCCTAGGATTGGATTCGTCGGAGGAGCCTACACGGACACGTCTCTTGCCGACGAAGAGTGTATCAACATGTACAAAACCTCCGTCGAGTCGCAGGGCGCTGTCACTCCAGGCAGAGCCTATAGCGGATCGATGGCGCAGGGCACAGGCGGGCTCAAAGGGGCTCCGGGGCTGGAGACATATGTCACGCTGCCAACTCTTCCAGTCAGGGGGCAGTGCTGGACAGGAACACGTCATTTCGCAGTTGGCGGCGACACGCTGTACGAGATCAACCCGGACAAGAGCCTGACGGTTCGGGGCACCATTACCAACGATGCTCAGCTTGTCTCCATCGCCTTTTCAAGCATTCAGCTGCTCATAGTCTCCTTCGGCTCGGCGTACTGCTACGACCTCGCAACCAATGTTCTGACCGATGTCAGTGCGCAGATGGCAGGCACACCCGGAGTTGTCATCTATCTCGGCACCTACTTTGTGGTCAATCTGCTGGGCACGAACAAGTTCCAGTTCTCTGACATTCTGGACGGCATGACGTGGCCGGGGCTCAATGTAAACGGCGTCTCTGTCTTTGCGGAGAACATTTCATCGATCATCGCGAACCACAATGAGCTTTGGGTGCACGGGCTTTTCCATACGCAGGTCTACCAGATTACCGGCAATGACGATGTGTTCGAGACAATTCCAGGCGCTCTGATCGAAAAGGGCAACATTGCACTCAATGCGCCCTGCCTGCTTGATAACTCAGTGCTCTGGATCGATCAGGACTGGAGAGGCGGACGAACAGCATGGAGATCGAACGGCTACACGCCTCAACGGATCTCGACGCACGCGGTAGAGATTGACCTTGCAACTTACTCAGCAGCGCAGATTGCCTCTCTGAGCACCTATTCGCTGCAAATCGATGGTCACTTGTGGTGGGTGGTCTACATCCCGAACTCGTCATGGTCCTGGGTTTACGATGTGGGCGAAAATCTCTGGTTCAAGCTGGCAAACTGGGATTCCGACAACGGCCCGTTCAGCCCGCATCGCTCATGGAACCACGTCTATGCGAACGGCTTGCATCTGGTAGGCGATTGGGACTCGGGCAACATCTACGAGATGAAGCCTGCGGTCAACAACGGCGACGGCTCCTACTCGTTCGTGACGTACAACGGGGGTATCATACGCCGCTATCGCAGGCTGCCGACTGCGCAGAATGAGCTTGAATATGAGACTCACGCAAAGCTGACCATCGACATGGCGACAGGGCTAGGCCCTCAACCTCCATTGCAGGACGGAGATGGCAACGACAGGGCCCCGCAGTGCATGTTGCGCTGGACGGATGATTCGGTGTTTGGGGTTTGGTCGAACGTGCATACGGCGGATTGCGGGATGTCTGGTGAATATCAGACACGGGTGCGGTTCCTTCGCTTAGGCAGGGCACGCCGCAGAGTTTATGAGTGGTCGCAGACTGACCCGATACCGACATGGATTTTAGGTGCCTACCTTAACGGACCTGACGGAGCATGAGCAATGATGGATTTCTTTCTATGTGTGGCGGCGGGAGTTGTCATCACGCTGGTCGGCATTTACATCTTTGAGCGCATTCGCTATCGGAAGATAAATTGAGCAACAACCCCGCAAATCTCGTAGTCTCTCCGTTTACGCCTCGCACGAAGCTGGTGGATGACAACGGCTATGCAACATGGGAGTTTCTGAAGTTTGCGCAGGGGCTTGCTCAGGCAGTCAACAACGCGCTGAACATCCTTGGGCAGTTCGATGGCGTGATCGGCCCAGACGCAACGGTTGCAGGGCATGTTGGGACGCTCAAAGACAACATCCAGAACCTGAGCGCCTCGGGATTGCTTGCGGCCACAGCTCTGACGGGCATCGTTCAGCCAGCGCAACTCCCCGCAGCAGATCCCATCACACAGGGAGCCGTAGTTCTACCCGCTGGTGCTCCATCGAACGTGCTGGATTCAGCAGCGTTTCAGCCTGCAAGCGCATTTGATCCAGCAGGCGCAGCAGCAGCAGCACAGGCAGCTAGCGACCCAGCAGGCTCGGCAGGCGCAGCAGAGACGGCTTCGAAGGCCTACACGGATAGCAAGTTCGCACCGGGCATCTCTGGCACGGTTCCGCTGGCAAAGATCACAGGACTAGGCGCAGATGGTTCGCTGACGTTCGCGAATGGGCTGATTACGGCGAAGGTTGACCCGACGTAGGGAAATAGTAGGGGAGAAGTAGGGGAAAACTAGGGGAAATGCACGAATACCGCACACTCACCACTCCCGCAGAACTGGAAACGCACCTTCTTCCAGTGCTCAAAGCCAACGGCTCTGAAATCCCCCCGCTTGACTGCTTTGTTGCGCATGTCGAATTCAACGAACAAGGGCAGGTTGTGGCCTATCAGATGCTCCAGAACGCCATATTTCTTGAGGGATTGTGGGCGCGTGACTCTTCGGCGCATTTGCTTGCCGTCTATCGCGGGGCGCAGAAGTTTGCCACGGAGAGGCTTGGGGCAGCGCGGGTGCTGACGATGACGCGGCAAGACGAAACAGGCAACAGAATCGGCAGGATTGCACAGAAATTGGGGTTTGAGCGGTTGAACTGGAACATCTTCAGGAGGAAAGCCTAATGCCGTTAGCAGCAGTTGCAGGAATCAGTGCTCTGGGTTCGATCGGCTCTGCGCTGATTGGATCGCATTCGGCTTCAAGCGCTGCCGACAAGCAGATGCAAGCTGCTCAACAGGCGGCAAATCTTCAGCTGCAAGGCTCCAACAACGCCCTCAACTACCAGAACGGCATCTACAATCAGACGCAGCAGAACCTTGCCCCGTGGCTACAGGCAGGCGGGGGAGCGCTGAACAATCTGAGCTACCTTCTCGGCATCTCTCCGAATACCTCGCTCGGCGGGCAGGTTCAGCCAGCGCAGGGCCTCAACCCTCAGACAGCAGGGCAGCCACAGACCAACGCGGCTACAGGGGTTTCGAGACTCGGCGGCACAGGCTCACTCCTTGCACCGGGCAGCCCCGTACAGCCCACTTCAGGCGCAGTAGGGGCGGTTCCAGCGATGGGCGGAACAGGCTCGCTGCAAGCCTCCAGCGGCTTACCAGCAGGGGTTCCAAGGGCGAATCCCGTAACTGCGGGCGGCTCCATAAATCAGGCTCTCGGCACGCAGACCGCACCGGGGCAGACTGGCGGATTTGGTTCGCTCATTCAGGGCTACGGTCAGCAATTCACCGCTCCCACCGACATCACAGAGCAGAATGACCCCGGCTACCAGGCACGGCTCAAAATGGGCACCGACGCCATCCAGAGGAGCGCAGCAGCAAGGGGTGGAGTGCTCACAGGCGGAACGGCCAAGGCTCTGGATCAGTTCGGGCAGGACTATGCAAGCAATGAGTACGGCAACGTCTACAACCGCGCCCTGAACACCTTCGGCACGAACTACGGCGTCTGGAACAACGACCAGAACAACATCTACAGCAGGCTCCTTGGACTTTCGAACTCGGGGCAGCAGGCCGCAAACTCGCTCGGGGCCTTCGGGCAGGAATCTTCCAACAACGTCACCGGGAATCTCTTGGGCACAGGCCAGCAGATTGGGCAGGACTACAACAACGCAGGCGCGGCCAACGCTTCCGGCATTGTGGGCTCCGGCAACGCATGGTCCGGAGCAATTGGGAACACAGGCAACAACCTTTCACAGCTTCTGATGCTGAAACAGTTGGGGATTGCATAGATGGCGACCATTCCTCTTCCGGCACTGCACGTTCAGGGCCCGCAGCCGCAACAAGACTTAACCAGCCAGATCGGGCAAATCCTTGCGCTCAAAAACCAGATGGCCCTTGCTCCCCTCCAGCAGCAGGAGGCGCAGCAGCGCGTGCAATCCGGGCAACTCCAGCTTCAGCAGGAGCAGCAAGCCCAGAAGGACCAGCAAGCCTTTCGCGATGCGATGGCCGACCCGTCGATGCAAGGCAAGACTCTGGGGCAGATCGCAGACACGCTGGCGAAAAAGGGCGGGCTCTCGGCTCAGACCTATTCGGCGCTCAAAAAGGCTGATATC